TTGATGAACTGATGGTAGGCTTCCAAGTAAGAAAGGGATGACTTGGAATGACAAATTTCCAATATCTCTTTCTTTAATTCTGGATTATTTATTTTTATATCAGTATTTAAATCGTCGTTGGATCCGGTGTATGTTTTCCAATCGGATTCAACCTTTACTTTTTTCTTTTTTAAATTCTTCTGGATAGATTTACTAAAATGGAAAACTTTTTTACCAATATATTTTTTGTTATTTTGGGTGTTGGTAATTAGATAAACAAACCCAATTGCTTTTTCTGGGGGAGCAGTTAATGGTTCGTTGTTGTAAAGCCACATTGATTTTTACCTATTCAAGTTAAGATAACTTTACTTAGGGTTATTCTTCATCTTCAATTTCTTCTTCGTCATCAATTTCCGTTTCAATTTCACTACCACATACGATACAATACCTAATATCATCGGTAAGGCATCCCTGTTGAGAGTGAATTTGATATTCTGAGTCGCATTCAAAACAAGTTATTTTCGTTATCATAGACTTCCTTGTCCTCTTTTTATTTATGTTTAAAGTCTGTTTTATACCAACCATTACCCTTTAACGCAAAATTAGTACGAGCGATTAATCTTTTAGGAGATTCAGCTGCACAATATTTACAGTTTAGGGGATCAGATTGGTCTTTTCTTAATTCTTCCCAAACTTCTTTACAGCTTGGGCATTCGTAATCGCGCAATGGCATAGTATAATCCTATTATCAACAGTAAAGCATAATAAAAAATAGTTGTTGTAAAAATTACTGGGATTAAAAATAACCCCAGTATAGCAATGAAATTTAGTTTTCTTACCTTATTTAGCATTTAACTGCATTGACAGTATTTTTTAGCAGGTGGAGCTGAAGTCCAATCATATGGGTGTCCATCAATAGAATTAGGTAATGTAATTGTATCTCCTTCAAATTTAACATAAGAGTTATCATTTGGATACCATGGAGGTTGAACTCCTCCGCCCACGCCACCTATAGGACCAACGCCTACGCTTTCTGTAATAACAGTAGATTTTTCTCCAATAGATAATTTTCCGTCGAAAATTTTATGCAACTCATTATACAATTCTAATGCATCATGATTAGATAAAATTAATTCTTTTTTATCAGAAAGCGTAAAAACCAATTTACTTAATTTAGCCATAATAATTCCTTAACCGTGATTTGATTCTATACCATTTCTAATTCGTTTATATGGTTTATTTCCCTTAACGAATCCTTCTGGTATCATATCATCTGGAGAAAAATATTTATTTTTTACCCCATTATTATAACACAATTTACCCCGCACATAACTATTATTTTTAAAGTTATGTTTTTCAGGAAATCGATTTGTTGGGTTATTGCCACCTTTCATTCTATTAGAAATATCATGTTTTTCTTGCTCAGATAAGTTTCTTATTGAAATTTCTCCAGATTTATATCTTGCTGCCTTTGTTTCGAGCGTTTTTAACACAATATCCGGATTTTTCATAGGATTATTTAATTTCATAGCTTTAGAATAAGCTGCCTTCATAATAGAATACTGTTTAGATGTAAAAATCCTATTTTGAAACTCATTAGTATTTTTCATCATACCAAACGCGCACAATAATTTATAATTTTTTGGATATATTTTAATTAAAAGGTAATGTGCTATATAATGTTCTCTAGCAGTTAATTTTGTTAAATTTTCGCTAGAATTATCACCACCCATACATTTCGGTATGATATGGTGACATTCAGAATATTCTAAATTTTCTCTTAATAATTTACCTCTTAAACATAAAGAATCGTAAATTTTCTTATAATTCATATAGTTATCCGTGGCATGCTAAACAAGATTCTTTAGTAACATTTACTCCATTTTCAGATCTAACATAATACAATGATTTAATCCATGGATCTTTAAATGCTAATTTATGAACTTCGCTAATATATTCTTCATCCTCATCAGCTGAAAAGAAGAAATTAATGCTTTGAGCTTGATCAATATGACGTTGACGAGCAGATGCTAATCTAACAATTTGTTTTTGATCAATCTCAAAAGCTGTTTTAAATACTGCTTTTTCATTATCATCTAACCAAGTAACATGTTGAACTGAACCGTTATTACTTATAATGTCTTTAACCACTGCATCTGTATAAACGCCTTTGCTTTTCATTATTGTTAACAGCGATGGATTAACTCGATCCATTTTACCAGCAGAGGTATTTTGAACATAAGCATTTTTATAAATTGGTTCAATTCCCTGACTAACAGAACCGCAGATTAAAGCTGAACTAAGATTTGGAGCAATAGCAACTCGATGAGTATTTCTTACACCATAACCTACACACCATTCCGGTTCGCCCCAGTTTTCTGCCATCCATTTAGATGCTCGTAATGATTCCTCATCTAAATGTTTAAAGATCTCAGTATTTTTATAATAAGCGTCCATTGATTCAAATGGAATACCATGGTCTTGTAAATATGTATGGAACCCAAGCATACCCAAACCAAGAGCTCTAGATGCTGTAGCAAAAGCAACAACTTTTTCCATTCCAGGTTGAGTTTTACCGATTTCAATTAAATCTTGGTTAACGCAATCAAGGAATACTGTTGCGTTAAATACTGCATCCGTATCTTTCCACTCATCATAAAGCGAAGCATTCATTGAAGATAAAACGCACGAGAATGTATAATCTTTACTTGAATGAAGAGTAATTTCAGTACAAAGATTAGATGCATTTACTCTTAACCCTTTATCTTTATACATTTGAGGACTAAGATTATTAACTCGATCAACAAAAAAGAAATAACCCTTTCCAGTAATCATTTTAGTTTTTAAGGCTAATTGATAACGTAAAACCGCATCATTATCATTGGTATCCAATCTAGCAATAAATTCATCAGTAACAACCCAACCGAGATTTGCATCATCTGGGTTTTTGCTAATAAAATTTACAATCTCATAAAAATCTGGATGATCAATTTCAATATATCCAGCCCAAGCTCCGCGACGTTGACTACCTTGAGAAATATCTCTGGACATTTGAATAAAATCTTTAAAGACTGGGAGAACGCCTGAAGCTCCTCCTTTAACGCCTTTGATAGGAGCTCCACGGTGTCTAATCTTTCCTAGGTAGCCACTAGTACCGAAACCATTTTTACTTAATACAGCAGCCTCTTGTTGAGCTCCATAGAATCCAAAAACTGAGTCTGGAACTTCTCCTCCAGAACAACTAACAGGACAACCAAATCCAGTTCCCATATTAGATAAAACTGGAGTAGAGGCAGCCAACCAACCATTCCATAATAATTCAAAAAATTTAGGTTGCCATTCATCAGGATTTGGAGTATATTTTGCTGCATGTTTAGTTATTCGATTATAAACTGATTTTAAATCTGGACACTCAGCAGAAAGGTTTTTCTCCTTAAGCATTTGCCAAGCAATAGTTGTGCACCATGCAGGCAGTTGACCAGTTTCTTGTAACTCTTTTCTCTCATCACTCAATTCATCATAAATTGATTTTTCGTGCTTTACCATACAAATCTTGCCTCTTTCCAGTTGCGGTTGTAATCACTACCAGTCGAACTAAAAAAATCGTGCAACGTAGTTGATTCTAAATCTTTGTAAAACCATTCTGAAATGGGATTATAAGTTGGTTTAAAAATAGATTTGTACCCCAATTCTTTTAAACACATATCTAATCTAGATTCAGTAAAATGATTTATTTGATTCTCGGTAATACCTTTAATGCTACCTTTTTCAAAAGTTTTACCATTAATAAATCCATCATGTTCTCTAATTACTCTAGCAGTTTCTTCTAATTCAGCACGTAAATGCGCTTCATCTTCTTCGCTAATTTGTCCATCAACTTTTGCTTCGGATAATAATGTTCTGAATAACCAAGCACCGCCTTGCGAATGTAAAGATTCATCAATAGCAGAAAAGTTAATTCCAGCATTTACATTAATTGCTTTATTTTTACCATTTGAATTAAAATGTTTAATAAAAGCAAACTGACCAAATAAAACAGCGCCTTCAACCATAGAGAAAATTCCAACGGATTTTAATTTATCCATTAAAGTTTCTCTTTTCGATAAACGTTTACCGATCCATTTCATTCTATTAACTAAAACTTCATCATCTAGATATGATAAGTAAAATTCATCAGTATCTAAACCTAAAACTTGGTTAATTTTATTATAAAAAGGAGCATGGACATTAGTTTCCATAAAAGCAAAGGCATCAGCCATTCTTTGAATGTCAGGTCTCGGAAATACCTGAGCAACATAATTTTTCCAGTATTCGTTAACTGAAATTTCATATTTGGTAAATAATTTTAAAGTAGAAGTCAATCCATATAATTCTGCTTCGTTAAAATTAGTTTTTATATCATGTAAGTCTTTTTCAACTTCAATTTCGAAGTCAAACCACATAATTTCTTGCTGTTTTCTAGCAAATTCAATCGCCACTGGGTAATCAACAGTGTATGTTTCTTTTGGCGTCAGTAATCTAATAGCCATATTAGTCCTTTTCAATAAAAATTAAAATAGTTGCATCCCTGCAACTCATCATCCATATACTAATTATAAAGTTTTATTTTGTAAAATTTAACATTGGAACTGGTCCAGTCATATACTGAGGCAATTCACCATTCCATTTATCGATTTTATTTAGCTCAAGCACGCTTGGGTTATTTCTCAATGCAGCACCTTTAATTTCAATCGCCTCAGCTTCTGCTTTAGCAATAGCAATCTTAGATTCAGCTACACCTCGAGCTTCAGCAATAGTTTTATCTGCCTCAGCTTTTGATTGCGCTACTTCATTTTCTCGTTGTTGAGTTTTTTGTAATGCTTGAATTTTAGCATTAATAGACTCAACGATCGATTCCGGTAAACGCATATCACCAACCAAATAAACGCTTTCTATTTTAATGCCAACTGGATCCATTTCATGACGAACAAGAGTAGTTACGTCATCAATTAAAGCGCTTTTACCCTCACCATAAACAGATTCAATATCTCTAGATGAAGCAGCTTTGTTAAACGCATCTCGCACGCTATTGCGTAATACAACATGAGTAATTTCACTAACGCCTTTACGATATTTCTGGAAAATATCAGTTACTTTATCTGGTTCGATATGATAACTAATACCAACATCAGTATTTACAGTTAAACCTTGTCTGGTTTGAAATGTAAACGAATCATCATTTGGGCTACCTTCAGTAGAAGCTTTAGTCCAAACATGATTTTGTGTAAATGTCGGAAATAAGAATAAGTCTTCATTAAAACTAATCCAGTAACGCCCAACGCCTAATACTTGACTATCCACGCCCTTGTCGCCGCCATTTAAAAATACCTTAATTCCAGTATAACCTGGAGGAACATTAGAACAAGCAACAAGGAATGGAATCACTAACAACCATAATAATTTTTTCATTTAACGTCTCTAAAAATATATTTTACAACAGATGGTACTGTTGCAGCAGTTAATACAATTAAAACAAAACCAGAAATTACTTCAATGTCATCTCTAGCCGAAACTAGATACGGACAAACAATTCCGATAATCAAAAAATACAATATTAAAACAAAACCTGCTTCAATAATTGCTCTACCCATTACACGTCACCTTCTTGTCTAACTTCTGATTTAATAATATCAAAACCTTGCGGATATCTAGCAGATAACTTCTCGACGTTCATTACAATAGCATCTTCTAACGTAATATTTAATGCATTACAAGCAACAACTGCATACCATAAAATATCACCTAATTCGCGCTTCAAGTGAAAGATATTATCTTCATCTAGCGGTTTACCTTGAAATACGATTTTCTTAACAACTTCAGTAAATTCACCTGCCTCAGCAGTTAAACCAAAAGAAGCAGTTAATAATTCAGGAATTAAAATTCCTAATTTATTACCATCCAATTCGCTCAACCTTGATTCCAGAATACCAAAAATTGACGATGGTTGTGAAATTGTTGATTGGACAAATGCTTCATAATCTTTTAATTCAACTTTACTCATAATTTCCTCTATCTAATATAATTGTGTTTACTTAATGATGCATGATAATTTACTCCATTAATCCAATATGGATCGTACACTAAATTATCATTATGACATTTATTTTGTAATTGAACTTGTTTAAACTCTTGTTGTTCAATCATTTTTTGATCCAAATCAGATTTAAAATTTAAATCATAATAATATTGTTTTTGAACATTAATAGCTGTTATGTAATTCAAGCTGGAACTCATATTGGTGATCCTCTGCATTAAATTTATTTAATTTTTGTTCTACCCTATCGCGATACTGTATCCAGCCTCTAAAGTTACGATACCAATATGATGGATCTCCTGGAGTTGCTTGATGTTCAGCTGGACTAGCATGAATTGGAACCGAACCAACCAATCTATCGTGTAATATAATATCATTTGCTAAATTAGCAGCACTACCATCATGATTGCTGTAACTAACTCTAGCACAACGAGCTGTTGAAGCTTTTAATAAATCTTCTTCATCATAATATTTACGTTCTTCATCAGTAATGTACGGTAAATGCCATTCAGCGTGTTCCCTTTCAACAGATTCACTGGATTGAATAGCATCATAAATTGCTTTAGCTAGAGTTTGAATCTCAGGCTGAGCATCCGGATGAATTCTTAAATCAAAAAAGTTATCCCATTCTGTTGAAGTAATAATAACATTAATATATTGCCATGGCTCTAAAATTCTATTGCCAATCTGTTTATGTAATCCAATTTTACTAAACCCATAAGCAAAAACGCAAGCAACTTTAGCTGAAGTTTTCCAAATAAATTTAGCAGCAGATAATTTCCATCCAGTTAATTCTTCATTAGCTTGCATACCGGACTCATTGGCACCCCAGTAAACTGGCATAGCTGGATCATTCCAAACTTGAGAAATAATTTTACTAATTGGAATTGCTCTAGAACTAGATGCAGATCTAGAAAATACTCGATGCGTTAATACTTCTGCATGAATAAATCTAGGGTATTTTAATTGTAACGTACAAATTCTATTGTCAAAATCATAATAAGAATCTGCAATCATTTTAGCTGTAATCATTTTCCAAAAGTCTCCAAATATAAACTTTCCAATTCCGGTCTATCTTCGGGAATATATTTTACCTGATATTTATCCCATCTAAACCAAATGCCACTAACTCTCATGTATTCTAGACCGTCAATAAGGAATTTCGTGTTTCCATCTTCACTAGCATTAATTTTTTCTATTTTAGTTGTCATATTTTCTTCCAATTTAAGTATTCCAGTTCAGCTCGTAACCCAGAGAAGGTGTTATTACTTATTATAACTAATAATTCCTCCTGTGTCAAGCCATTTTTTATTGCATCATTAATATCCTTAACTCCAATCGATTCTGGTAATAAACAAACAGAGAACCCATTCTTGATAAACTTCCCGATATTTTTAACGATATTCGCGTTTCTAGGCTCGCAGTCAGGGATTAGTATCAACTTACTCTTATCAAACACATTAGCTGCAGCGGCCAAATTTGAGTCTGCAGTTGCGATCGCGTTTGGTAGGAATAAAGAATCGAATGGACCTTCTACAACATAAATCAGCTTCATTGGATCAACTTTATCCAGCCCAAAAATCTTTTCTTGTTCCCTGTCAATCTTTACTGTTATATATCTCATGGAATAACTATCAAGAGCTCTTCCCTGAAATGCAACTAAATCTCCAGATCGAGAATAAAACGGAATAATTACCCTTGGACCAGTTTGATCAAGCTTTTTATCAGAAACCGATTCGACAAAAGCCTTAAAATCATCAGTAAAAAATAGATATTTAAGATATTTTTCTGGTATTTTGCGATCTAAGATATACTTTTTAGCAATATGACTATCATCTAAATCAGCAATAGTAGGTAAATCTATTTTTTTATCTTGAATTTTAAATTTTGGAATTGCAGGTTTATCAATAGAATTAGTTTTCTTTCCAGTAAATTTTTCCTGGAAATTTTCCATGATATATTCTTGTTCTAGATAAGGATCTAGATAACCAAGCAAAGATCTAAGAGTTGTTCCTTTATCGCAATTAAAACACGTGTAGAAATAATTATCGTTTTTTGCATAAACGAATCCACGAGTTTTTGATTTCATTTTCTGAGAGTCGCCGCAATATGGGCAACGCATGGTATATAGGTTGGTATTCTTTTGTTTAAAGAGTTCCAACTTAGGTGATAACATTAAAATGTATTTTCTATCTATCCAAATGCTCATAATAAAAAAGCCTGAAGTTTATATTCAGGCTTATTATACTACGAAAAGATAAAAAAGTAAAGCATTATTTTATTACAAATAATTTTTTGAGCATATCAATATTTGAAAATATCCATAAAACAACTACACCGCCGCCCCACAATAACCATTTGTATTGTAATAGGTCTACAGTTTTGGCTTCATTTTTATCAACTCTATCAGTTAAAGTTTTATTCATAGAATTAATTTCCTCTGTTAATAACTTCTCAATAGCATTAATTCTACTTGAAATATTTTTCTCAGAGTCTTCTAATATTTTATATAAATCTTCTAATTCATCTTTAGTATTAAGAAGGTTATATTCTATTTTCGTAGTTTTATCTAATACTGCTGCATGTTGAGTATCGATTTTATCAATTACGTCTTCGATTCTACTAAAAAGCCTATTAATAAATCCGACTTCTTGTTTTAAGACTGCAACTTCAACTTTTAATTCTGATAACGTTTCGACTTTTACATCATGCAACGTTGAATTATCTGCCATTATCTGCCCACCTTTAGAGAAATATCTTCTATTTTTGATGTTTGTTCAAGTAATTTATCTAGTTTATGAGAATAATTTTCTAAAGATCGCAATAAGTTAAGTCTTTTTGCTATATTACTTTTTGATAATATTTCTTTATCGTTATAATTATTATAATGGATCATCGGGGTTGCCTCTTTGACAGTCATCATAACAAATACCAGTTATTTTAATTTTTGTAATTTATAAATTGTAGTATTGCATAATTCAACAGATTCGTCAATTATATTTTGCATAGAAGTATCATCAGTAATTAATCCTCTATTTTTAGAAATCCAATCCCTAAATTCTATAATAGCATCAACTGCGATTTTCATTTCAGCAGCAATTGGAGGCAAACTAATAAATTTACCATATAATCCAATATAAGCTTCACAGAATTTATCTACAGTTTCAACAATTTCTTCATAAAAAGTTGTTAGAGCAGAATGTTCCGAAAAAGAATCTGTACTCAGATGAGCAAAATGAGTAGTTGTAGCTAGAGCTCTACAGCGAGCAAAAAATTCAGAAGCAATTGCATTGGAAATTCCTTCTTTTGAACTTGGATCTTGAGCTTCTTCAGGCGGATATCCAGGTTTTGTAGCTTCAAATAAAGCTTGTTCTATTTCTTTTTGATTAGCTTTACGTGTTCTATTAAAACCACAATCTTCAATAATAGAAGTTAATTTATTTTTATATTTATTATCCATTTTATCCTGCCCTTGTTATTGGAGTTCCAGTCATAACTGGAGATTGTTTTTTTCTTGGCACTCTTACTCCAGGATCTTTA